TACTGGAACTGCTATTAGTAGAAACGATGGTAATGAAACTATATCAGTATTTCCTTTTACTAAAGGAGACACATTAGCAAATACTTATGTTAATCTAGCAAATGCAATTAATCATGCTAACGGAAATACTCAAATTACTGCTGCGGTTGGAAGTGGTTCTCCGTTACCGCTTAATTTAACTGTTGATGCCGCAGGTACAACAGGCAATGGTTATACTATAACTGCAACTGCAAATATGACTCATGTAACTGTAAACAATTTTTCTGGAGGAGAGGCTGCTAATGAACCTTCAACTAAGGCTATTCAATTGGTTGATAGTGATGGAACAACTACTAAGTTTTTAGCGGCTCATGCAACTAAATCTAGTAATCTAACTGGTTCTACTGTTACTTTTGGAAGCCCATCTGTAACTTATGTTCTTTATCGCCTTCCTAGTGGTGGTGGTTCTAATAGGGCTAATTTTGCAGCAGCAGTTAATAGTGTAAGTGCTTTAGATATAACAGCAGAAAATGATGTCAGTGACCAGAATAAAGTTAACTTAACACAAGGAACATCAGGTGCTGCGGGTAATACTACTATTACAGAAAGCCTTGGTGTTGTTACTAAAGTAGACTTTACAGGTGGTGTTACTGCTGCTACTCCTGATGAATATATACAAATAATTAGTGCTGATGGAGCAGTAACTGTTAAATTTAAAGCATCGAATTTACCATCTCAATCTACAGGTTCTACTGGTAGTGGATATACTTATTTTCAGATAGGTGCTAATACAACACAGTCTGCTTCTAATTTAATAAGTGCTATTAATGGCAGCGATTTGAATTCTAAACTAACCGCATCAAGCCCAAGTAATAATAACATAGTAAAAATACAAATTGCTACTGCTGGTAATAGTCATTCAACTACAGATACATATAGCAATGTTACTACAGACAATGTTTGGGACACCGATTCAAATCAAAAAATTATAACTGGTCTTACAACCACGAATTTAGGTGCAGGTGAAGAAATATACAATTCTTCTAATCAATTAGTAGGTACAGTTGCTACTAGAGATAGTGCTACACAAATCACATTAGCAGAAAATCCTGCTGCTACAGTAGGTTCTACCTTATATGCTTCACAACCCAGAGAAGCCCTATATTTAGAAAATATATACAAGATTTCTTGTGTAGTTGTCGGTGATGGAACTATAAAGTTATTCATAAATAACCAATTAGTTAAAGAACAAAAGATAACATTTACTCCAAGATTTAAATTTGATGCAACTGATTGTTTTATTGGTCAAAACGGGACTAACAAAAATACACAATTTTTCGGAGAACTATATGAGATGGCTATGTATACAAGATTGGAACCTACACTTAACTATCATACTCTTAATCCGGGATACTCTGATATAATTTTTTACTATAGGTGGGATGAGTAATGGCAGAAAACTATTATTATGTTTTAAACACAGGTAAAACTCAAAGTCAAGCCTTGAACTATACATATGCTCAAAGGGGTGACCCGTTTCCAACTATTGCTTTTTACGAAACACCAGTTAATCCTATTATAAAAAACCCAGGGATTCCCTCTAGTGGAAACTTTGCGGGTATAAACAATGTATCTGCTAATTTCTTTGAGATTAGAAAGGCACCCTTTGATTTAAACTCTAGCGGAGTTGTTGTAAATAGTGAACCAATGATTTCAGGTAATTCAGATACAGGCTTGGTAAATAGAATACATCCAGCAGGATATTCTGATACTTCTACAGACCCTAATCATATAACCCAACACGCCTCTAATTTACAAGACACTTCATCAAATAGAATCAGATTAAAGGATTCAGTCTCAGGTACATCTGCTGTTGGTAGTGCTGGGTTAGGCATGGATTTAGAAACTTATGATTATTTTATTCTACTCAATCCTGAGATAACTGGTAATGATGGAACAGTATCAATTAGACCTCACTTTGCAAAGGTAACTAAAATAATACAATTTGATAATCATGGAGATGGTATAGAATTCTCACCAAGATATTCAGACTCAATACCTAAAGATACAAAATTTGAACTTTACGTTGGGCCGCATGTTAACAATACAAATGTTGTAGCAGTATCTTATGGTTTAAGAGGAAATTCCTCCTCTTCCTCCTCGATTATATCTGATAAGTATGATGTTAGTAATGTAGTAAGTAGACCGACATGGTACTTTTATGAAGATAGATTAGATGAAAAAGACCAATTAAACTACAATACAAAATATCAATTAACGAGTTGTAGGTTTTACAAAAACTGGACTTCATTTGGAGGCACAGCCAGCCAAGCATCAGACGGCATATATCATAGTACAACTACAATTAACAGCACAGTATTATCTAACACGTCATATCAAGGCCACACAATATGGGCAGAAGTAAGTGGTGTTAAAAGAAATTTAGGAAACCTAGTAACTGCCCATGCTAACTCACCAACATTAGATGATATTAAGTTTGATATTCCTACTGCAACAGAAGTAACAGGAGGGGCTACTGCCCCGACATTATATTATGGTAGAGATGTAGTACAAAGTGTATTTCTAACTGAACCTGATTTTGGTACTATTATTACAGATGTTGGGCCTAAGAATTTAGATGCTACATTGGTAGATAACATTAAGGAAAAAGACAGAACTAAGTATGACTATGATACTAATAGCACTTTTACTCCTGACCCTTCTGCATGGAGTATGATAGTTAGAAACGCACAAAGAAACTCAAATGATAGAATGTCAACTCATAGTAGTTGGTCTAATAATACAAACTATACACATGTCCATGCTGATTTAAATGGGCCAGTTCGACATCTTCATTACAAAGACGCACATCTAAAAAATAACGTGTTAACTTCTGTTATAGATACTTCGGTAAATTATCCTAGAAATAAGGCTACACAAGTAGCAAGAGTAAAAACACTAGACCAATCAGGAGTTCAATTCTTAAAGATGAAAGAGAGGGATAAATTTAGAATAAGAAACTCTATTTTTAGTGGGCAATTAGGAGAATATAAACTACCTTACACTGTAACAAGTAATTCAGCATCAGGATATAAGATAATACTAAACCAGATACCAGAAGGGTTTGATTGTAGAAATGATTCTATGATTAAAACAACTGACTCAATTAGAGTAGGGACTAATTACTATATTATCTCATCAATCGCTGCACCAGACACATCTGCTAGAACACAAACTCTTACTGTGAATAAGGTAAGAAGTGGGACTGATGCTACATATTCTAATATGACTTCTATGGAATCATTTGATAAAGCAGATGCTTATTTATTTAGTTGGAATGGCGCGTTGGTTTCTAACACACCCATAGATACAGAAGTAATATATGCATCGAATAACTTTAAGAGATTAACTATGAATGGTAACACAGTTAGTAAAGAAGCAACCACTATATACAATAATAAGTTGGTTTTATTATCTGGTGAATTTATAGGTTTAGATATTCCAATTGATTATGGTGATTCACAACATAAGTATTTAAAGTTACAAGATGCTAATAAAGAGTTTTACATACCCACAGGTACAGCAGCAGTAAATAAACCATCCTTTATGCATTATGTTTCTGGTGGATATGCAGTAGATGAAGAAATATTCTCAGGCCATGTAGAAGATAGTTTATCTAAAAATGAAAGGGGGTTAGTCACTTATGAAATTACAGGCAGAGATAAGATGGCTAAATTGTTAAACAATACTGTCAATAAAAATCTAAACTATTCAAATGATATAATTTACTCTTCATTAAACCCAATGTTTAATT